TTAAAAGCTTCTTTACTGGATTCCACTAACTTATTGATCTTGGAATAATCAAGTTTTACTGTTGCTTTTATACTCATTAACTCAAATCCAATTCTGTACTGAATACTGAACCATCACTATTTCTTGGCCTAGCTGTCCTAAAGATATCTCTTTTAATATTGCCTATTTGAACATAACCTACAATTAATTTATCCGGAGAAATATCGCCTTGAATAACTATGCTACCACTTAGAGTTATAAGTTGCCTTTCTGCATTTAAAGTCTGTCTGCTTTTTTCATTATAAATACACATACCATCATACAATAGAGTTTCGTCAATTCCATCTTCACCTAATGTTGTACTATATACTTGTATTTGTTTATTTAATAAGAATTTCGGAAATTTCATTTTCATAAAATCACCTACCCTAAAAGTCTTACATATGGTCTAGGTAATAAAGCTTTAACATCATCTGTAACGCTAAGTCCTTTGTTATCCGCATATGTTACACTCGTACTGGATACTGTACACGCTTTAATACCATCCATATCGTCAAATTTTATTTTATTACTTATTAGTTGCAATACAGCACTTTCATATGTTGATTCAATTGTATCGCTTGTGGTTGTGGGATCAATATTCATGTAATATTTAATTGCATCATCTGCCATACATCTATAAATTAACATTGTATTAGAATCTACATCTGGAAATAAAGCTGCTAATTTTTCATCTAGTGTCATACCTAACACCTACTTTTTAATATTTTCTTGAATAAATTTAATCAAATCATCCTTTGCTAAATTACTATAACCTTCTAAATTATTTACCTTGCATAATTCTTTAAGTTGATCTACTGTCATACTGCTATAATCAACAGTTTCTTGTTGCTGCCCTTGCTTCCCCAAAATATTTTCTTCGTCCTTAAGAACAGTAAAACCTTCGGAAATAAGCTTTTTAGCTTTTTCCAAAGAGTCAACTATTCTATGGACATTAAATCTCTTTAGTTCTATCATTTAACGTCACCCTTTCAATTAAGAATTAGCTTGTACTAAGTTTGCATAACAAGCTACTAACTTGTTATCCATTACCCAAATATCGTGATATTTTCTGTAAGCTATTTTCCATGCGTCGGCATCTTGGTTAATAGTTGGGTCAATTATTTTTGGTGCTTCTTGTTTACTAATTGCAATAGGTGCTGTTCTAGGCATAATTAACCAGTTAACGTCTTTTGCTGTTGAAGCTGGTGTGAATCCTCCTGTTGTTTGACCAGTTGTTGCACCATCATTGAATACATATGCTGTTTTAAGTCTTGCACTTGGGACTGGTAATAACGGAACTCCATCTATTGAACTTACTTGAGTTTCAATCGCTGTATCTCCATTTTCAATTATAAACGCAACTTTTTCTAAACCTATACCTCTAGTTCCCATTTCTAAAAGGCTTAATACCGTTCTTGAAATGTTAACTACAAAATCCGCATCTCCAATATTATTTCTAATAGCGTCAAGGTCTCCTTTAAGGGTTCCTAAAACTGTATCCGCTGTAGCTGTTGTAGGTGCAAAACCGAAACTTGCTTGTCCTGCTGTAATAAATTGAGTCGCTAAACTTGAATATCTATAAGCATCAATTTCCGGTGCAACTTGTGTTCTTTGGAACTCACTCATAATTGTCCCGGCTGTTAAACCGAAATTAGTTTCGTCAACGTCTTGACTGTCAATCATAAAACTTCTTGATCTGTCTTGTGTTAAAGTTTTAGTTTCGTATCCAAAAGTAACAGAACCACCAGTATATCCTTGTGATCTATCATAATTTCCTAATCCATCCATACTTAATTTAGGGATTTTTATTGTATTACCACCATTGTAGATAACTTGTCCTGCATTTGCTTCCATCCATCCACTTGTAGCTGCTGCTACCATTTGCTTGTCTAGTGCTTTTTGAAAGAGCGTTGCATATTGAATAGTGTTAATTGCCATAATTTAATTCCTCCTTATTATTTAAGACCAAAAGCACCATTTATTTGCTTCTCCAATTGTGAAGCTTTTTCTGCATCACTTCCCGGAGGGGTATATTGCCCTGCTTTCAATCTATCTTCTACTTCTTTTTGAACTTTTTTATTTACTGTTTTGGTGTTTGCATCTAAGTACAAATCAATGTTTGCCTTAGTAACTGTTTCATCATTACTGATTAATAAATCAATAATTCTAGGATCAACTTCTTGATCTCTAAGCTCGTCTTTTAATTTAGACTTCTGTTCTGAAATTTTTCTTTGTTGTTGTTCTTCTTCAAACTTTCTAGTTAAATCTTCTATTTGCAATTGCTCCGGTGTTTTGTTTGGGTTTTTCTTTAGCATTTCTGCTTGAACAATTTTGTCTAAATTATTGCTTTTCCATGTGTCCAATGCTGAATTGAAATGAGTATCCTTTGCTGAATCTAGAAAAGATTTAAAGTCCGGATCGGTTAATTTCCCTTTGAAAGCTTCTAAAGTTAAGCCACTATTTTTAAGTGCCTTTACAAAATCACTTTCTGATAAGACTTCATCAACTGAATCTTCATCACCAATATTTTCAATAAGTTTTAGTAATTCTTGTTTGTCCATTTATTTCGTTCCTCCTATACCCTCTAAACCGCTTAATAACGCCTTAGAACATAATTTTTATTTCGTTGATATTAGTTGCCCTTTGCACACATAAAGTCCACAAAACGCTTGCAAGCCTTTTAATGTCTTACTTAGGACAATAAAAAAAGACTTATTTCTAAGCCTTTACTATCTGATAATCTCCCAATCTTCTGCAAATATATCTCCTATACTCGGAATCCACATACTATGTGAACCATTAGCATTTTTTATTTGTAAATAAGGTTCGCATTTAAACAAGTCACCTTCATTTAATCCCCATACTTCGGCTGTTTGCTTATTACATGGAATCCCTTGTGGGTACCCTTTTTGTCTTACAACAAACATTCCTTTTCCATTCCAACCAGTTCTAAATGCTTTAGCATCCTCTTTAATTAGTGGCAATACTTCTTCAAATTTCATTTTCAATTCCTCCAATATTATTATTTATCTGCAATAGTATAGTAACAACGACAATTTACATGAATTGGTAATTGAGGTCTATTAGGATCGTCAACTTTATAATGTTTACCATCTAATGAAAAACAGTTCTCACATATTTTCTGGTCTAATATCCCCACATAAACTAAATCTTGAACATCATTATCTTTGAAATACTGTTCATCTAATGCCCTGCATACTCTAGATATTTCATTTTCAACTAATCTTTCTGTATTAAAACTATTAGTATTAAATTTCTTTTTTAAATTGTCTTTAATTTTATTTGCTGATGTTTTACCATCTATAAAATCTTTAATTTCCTTTTTTATCATTTTGGCAACTTGGTTTTTATTGTCATAAATTCTATCTGAATAAGTTTTGCCTTCTATAGTCTTATCAAGAATATCTTTTACTTCTTTATTGCTTACATTCCATGCATTTTCTGATTTTCCGCTTAAACGTTCCACCATTTTACTCATAGTTTCTTTTAATATATCAGTAACATTCTTAGTTTCTGATTTAATTTGACTTGTGAATGTCTTATTTATTAAGTCGGTAGCCTTTTTGTACTCAATTACTCTTTCTTTAGGTGCTAACTGTAGCTTTTCATTAGTTATTGTATATTCGAGTAACAAAGCAGCTACAAAAGCTAAGATTAAATCATCATCTTTTTTCTGGTCTTTTTTAACATCGTTCATTGAAGGATTATTATAGAAACTACTTATAAGATTTAATTCATCTATATTAATCATTTTGAATTACCGCTGTTATCATTTCCAGTATTGTCATTGCCTGTATCTGCATTACCGCCGTTGTGTTCATGTGGCAGATTATCTGTTGTTAATAACGCTTCTTGCTGTTCCTTTTTAACTTTTTCGGCTTCAATTTGTGGGTTTTCAACAAAACTCAATAACGATAATCCAGTCTCTAATGATAATTTATCCCCTAATTGTTGAATTATTTGTGCATTGGTAGCATCATCCTGTGGAATATTCGGTGTAAATTTGATTTTAATGTCTTTCCAATCAAAATTAGTTCCTTTAAGAGTGTTATACCACGTGAATAAAGCCTTTAACCTCACTTTTATACAGTCGGTCAAGGCCCTTTGGTTTAATTTGCATTTTTCTTCCAAACTGATTAAGCGACTGCGGAGGGCTACCCCTGAAAGGTTACTATGCATATGCTCATTATGATTAATATGTTGACTTATTTGATACATTTTATCCTCTAGAGTTGTTAAATTCTCTTGAATAAAGCTACTATCAAGTTTTTTGATTAACCATTCAAATTTTGCATTGGCATCAGTTGAGTTGAGGATCCCTTTTTTCTTCATTTCTGCTGCAATTTCTTCATTTAATTGTGCTCCGGCAACTACTAAATAAGCATTTCTAAAATCGCTTATTTCATTTGTAAGATCACTTAAATTAGTTTCATACGCATCTTGCAAGCCTTTAATATCAGAAAATAAAGTATCGTAAATACCATCATCATAAATACCATCGTCTACAAGGCCACACCAATGATGCTCTTCTAAGCCTAATCTAGCAACACCGACTGGTACAAAACCAAATATGTTAGGCTCAACATCTTTTGCTTCCTCGTATTCTTCACCAACTAAATAATGATGTATTGAATCTTTGGTATAAACATCAATCCATGTTTGATCGTCCAAACCCCTAACCACATACTCTCTACCAAAACCAACTATTTCATTGTTTTCTCTTATCAAAAATCCTTCTAATGGCGAAATTACCTTACTCTTAAACTCTCCATCATCATTTATATAGAAAAGTTCAAAGGCCCTGTTAAACTTTAACATTGTTTTCATTAATTCAATATCATGTTGTGTCGATAGGTTTTGGAAATTATCATCTATTACTTTTGTAATTTCTCCATTCCCGGTTTTAGATATATAATTAATATCATTCCCAACTGAATATGAAACCTCTTCTTTAATAAACTTCTTAAGGAAATTAGTTTTTACTTTTAAGTTTGATCTATCTTCAAGCTCCCTGTAATCCCTCATAGCATGGGAAAAACCATTATAGTAATATTCAATTTCTAGATATCTATTTCTATTTGCTAAAAATAAATCGTGATATCTTTGCACTAATGCATTATCCATTATACTTCCACCTCCT